TCCATTATCTGTGAATGAGCCAGCTACAATATTAACCGGTATCCAGTTTTCATCAATATACATATCGACAATAGGAGAAGAATGGATAGAAGATAACATATTGAATGTTTCTCGTTCTACGAGCGTAGCACAAGCCTTTCGTGTCGTTTGATATGTTTTGCCTTGATAACGGCTCATTCCATTGTAAACGTATTTTATATTGCTATAATCAACGTTTAATTGCTCCCCTTCATTGGAAGACTGTCCGGTCAAATCCCCCTCTTGGAAAAGCCAATACTGAAGGAATCCGTGACGATCCAACCAACGTAGATGTATTCCCTTAGTGCAATCATTAAATAGAACCTTGATAAGAACAGCATCATCAGGAAGAGGTTTAAACGTCCGATCGAAAGTATATTGAAATGTGCTGGGAGCCTCTGGGGTATTAAGTATCTTAATCATGCCGAACTCCTTTGCATCCTTAAATAATTCGGAGAAATCTTTGTGTAATAACCCTGTTTTTTCAACTTCAACAGAGGTATATTCTTCCGCATCATATCTTACATTTATTTCTCCATTGCTGTAAATGGAAATAGTAGAAGGGAAGTTTCTAAACATAGTAACCGTCCTTGAAGGGTTAAATACCTCCCCTATATTCATAGCTCCCCAAATCACATTTATATAAAATTCAAATGTCGGACCATCAATATCAATTTGAATATGAATGCTTTTTGAGTTAGGTATAGCTGTGTAATCAAATCTAAGTAGCGATCTTAGATATTCTGAAATGTCGATAGATACTTTGCCTGATATAGGCTCCCTCATGTCTGAATAGTCTCCAACATAAAATATAACAGAACCGGTCAAATTATCTATCGTTATAATCTGCGGATTAAAAGCAAAACAAGTTTCATCCGGATATGTTATCGTATGTCCATTAAACTCCTCTGTTCTCATTGCTATTTAAATTTATATGTTTAATATCTCTTTCGAATATGCCGAAAACTTTCTCCATGACAGACTGAATTGTGCGTTCTATTTCTTTTGAGTAAATATCATCTCTACCTCCGTCTCTATAAAGTTGCGTGCCCTCTCTTGCAATCTTTCTCGCAATGAAATAAGCGAAAGTTTTAGGTTTCTCCACTCTTATCCCTTTAGTTTCTACCCAATCAAGAATTATTTTATAGAATCCCTTAGGAACTCTTCCCGGCCTTCTTCCGGTTTCTAAGGTCCCAAAAGCTTTTCTTCCCCAAAGAATACCGCTGTTTTCTGTTATTTCAACCCGTAAGCTGGCAATAGTTTTTCCACTAGCTTTTTGCCTCGCTCTTATGTGATTGTCGATTATCCTTTGGCGGAGATCGATTAACTCATATTTTATAATTCCTAATGCTTCATCCTTCTCTGCCATAAAGCGAATCCCTTATCTTTTTGAATATTTCACCTATAGCTTTACCGTAACAAAGCAAAAGACCTTGTTTTTCTTTCAACTGCAGTTCAATTGCAACAATAGCCACATTAGAATCCAATCCGTCATAAGTAGTAGAATAGTAAATATCTCCTTCTATGTACTCAAATAATCCACTTTCATTCAAGCGAAGTATAAACTCCTTAGCATAGCTTTTGCAAAGCTCTACTTTTTGATCGGCCTCTGTTCCGTCAAAATCAAAATCTATCTTATCCATGAAAGCAATCAAGCAATTTGGATAATCTTTTAATTGATTTTTGTTCAGGTTAAATCGTCCGGAAACAGGAAGTACATTTACCACTGCTGGAAAAGGAAGCTTATCTAACCTCAAATTGGCGGTTTGCCAATTATCAAAGACATAGGTCAATCCCTCCATCTTATCAACTACGCTTTTTATCTTTTGCTCTACTGTTGTCATAATTATCGTTTTGACTTCAATTTATATTCTTCTTCTCTAATTTTTGTCTCTCTAATTTGGCATAGAGCTATTTCTTTTTCCATCCTAAAGCATTCATATACTCTTATCCATGGCACTTCCTCTACGTCTTCGTGATTACTTATACCCATCATTCTAGCATATCGATGAATCAATCCAAAAGCACCAAACTTTAAATTCCCATATCCTGCTCTTTTTTGAATAGGAGTCAATTCAATACTTGTGGAAGAAAACAGTTTATTTATCCGGTCTACCTCCGTTATCACCCACATGGAAAATCCCAATATGGTTTCCGCTTTTGCAGATAATATTTCCTTTTCTTCCATACAAAGAAGCATCTTACAAGGAATCAACGCAACATCTTTAGAATCTCCCATAGATTGAAGCATTATCAGCTGTCCCATGGTTATATCATTCAAATCGGAAGGAGTGCGCTTATTCCCGATAAATTCCGGCTTCGGAAGTTCCTCTATCTGCTTTCTCAATTCTTCCTGATCCCGGCAAACATCGCTCTTTATTAAAAATTCTTTTACTGTCATATCTGTCCTAATTTTGCTTTTGGTCTTTGTGGTATAGGTTTAATTCGAAAAAACATTGCCATTATCAACATATCCAAATAATCAGGAGAACGACCTAATATCTCCTTCATTTTATCTTTGCTGATAATACCCTTCTTTCTAGTATCAGCGTCTATATGATCCTGTTTTAATACGCCTAATTCTTCCGTTATATGCTCTTTTTGATGTTCGGAACACACAACCCTTAAACTCCGAGAATTAATCAATTCTGCAAGCTTAAAAGCGCATTCTGATTTAAGATTATCATATTCTGGGTTTATTGGCTTACTACCTCCGTGAAACTCTTTGATTCCTGTCAAGTAACTTTCTAGGTAGGCTCCTAATCCGTCAGAGTCTACAATCGTCATACTACGAGGAA